CATTAAGTTTTTGAATATTAAATTTATTACTAAACATTCTCATAAATATCTCACTTTGAGATATAGGATTATTCTGCAAGTGTTCTAAGTAAGCTTTTAATTCTCCTTTTTTAAGTATTTCCCGTTCTTCTAAAATATCTTTCAATGCCGCTTCCCTATCTTCACATCCTATTAATTGGTAAGGCTTATAAATCTTAGATAAGTTTGGCGTTACTCCAATAACTTTACCGTTACGAGTAGCTCCACCGTAATAAGGTTTCTTAAATCTATCTCCAGTAATTGTAAATATTACAGCATTAAAGTCTTTTAGATTTTCGCATACAAATTTAAAATCTCGTGAACCTTTATTAATGTTACCTCCAGTTCCAAATATGTATATTACACCTACTTGTAATCCACTATCCGTTAAACAATCCTTTGTTGCATTGTAGAATAATTTAAACTCATCAAACTCTCCAGCTTCCTCACAAATAACTTCATTCAAATATGTTCCTTTAAAAATATTTGGATTGTTGTGCGCTGTCCTTATGTATATTTCTGTTTTAAGTCCTTTCTTAACGGTTTTACCTTGTTCTAATACTTCGTATCCAGATGTTATCTCGTCAGAGTTTTTAGTAAGATTATTAACTTTAAACTCAGGGACCAACAAAGATTCTGATATATCTAACTTTTTAACAAAGTCATCCGCATAAGTCTTCTTTCCTGCTGCAATTCCAGCGTGGTATGCTGGCAAAAATCTATAACCGTGATCAACTCTTTTCTGAAAAAACTCAGATACTCCAGCTCTACGCTTTTTCGGTACAACTAGATTAAGATTGTTTGCTTTACAAAACTCGGCTATATAACATAGTTGCAAGTGCATATCACAAAAATCAGGAGATATTACACCATTAACAGTAGCCATTGAATTAAAATTCATGTAATAATAAAACATACCTGGCAAAAATATTCCGCCAGTATTGTATCCATTAATACATCTATATAATTGCTCTTGCCAATATTGTTCATACTCTGGAGTTCCTATAAATTTAGGATTCTTTATGCCATCAGCGTAATCAGGTATGCCATTTACAACTACTGGATTCGGACAAAATCCCTTTCCCTTAATATATGGCGGTTGTGGTATCGGCAAGTCTTCAGCTTTTCTTCCTGCAAATTTCATAATTACTGTCTTTTAGAGGTTACTGCTAAATACATCTTTTCATTCTGTTGCATCTTTTCCAAGAAACTTAATCTAGTGGCGCCTTTTAGTTCACCATCCATTAACTTTTCTTCTGCAATTTCACTTTCTATGGCCCTGATAGCTTTTCTAAACTTATCAATACTATCCATGTTATTCTTGATGCCAGTAGCAGAGTTGTCGGCTTCTAATAACTTTAATAAGTCATCAATCTTCTTGTTATACATCTCTACAAGTTCAATATTTCTATTGTACTGTAAAGCTTTGTATTTCTCGATAGCTATTTGAAGTCTTTTGGGTCTTCTTGCCTCGTCAAGTATCTCAGGTTTATTATCCTGCCATACGTGCCATATAGCTTTAGAAACTCTTTGTCTTTCTGGAAACTGTCGGAATATAGAATTGTAATCGTAAGCTAATATGACGAATAAAACCTCGTCTTTACTTAGAAGCCCTAGCTCTGGACTCAACTTAACTACATCTGGATGAAGTAGTATATTGTTTTTTAAGTCAGCATAAAATAAATAACTCATAATAAAATTGTCTTTACGCAAAAAAGCGAAGGAAATACATCTCGTATCCTTCGCTAAATTAGTAATTTTATTCTAAAGTTCTACTTAAACATCTTTTTATGATGCTTAAAGTATTGCTTATAGTAGGTAGGTGTATCTGAGTACATATTATTTATTTGTTTCTGTATCTCAGCTCCCTCTTGAGTTAACTGTATTATCCCTACGATACATCCACAGATTAGTATAGTAAAAAATGTAGTTATTATAGTGAATTTCATTTTTTAATCAATACTTTATTGTAAAACAAATTAAATACTCCATTCCATATAAACCCAAGAACTATCATTAATACAGATACGTCAAGTCCGATAATCCAAATAGATGTTTCTGGAATCAACTGAACTCCTACTACAAATATACAGCAGTTAGATGTAGCCTGGCAAATAATCATAGAACTCTTTGATAAGTGCCACGCGTCACATTTATACTTAGTGTTCGGTATAATATAAGAGTGATCCGATAATGCCGGATTATAAAACTGCCTATCATACTTCTTATCATTGAAGATAGATGTATAGTAGTGATGTGCAAGCGTATCCATCACGGCATTAAAGAACGCTGCCAATGCCCAAAAGAACATACTTAGGAAAATAAACAATACCACTACCATTTGAACAAAGCTTTAATAGCTGGAATAACTCCTTCTATTTGTTTATACTCTCCCCAAACTTGTACGTTTATAAGGAACGTTAGAATAGTGCTAAAAAAAGCTACGCTAATACTCAACCATAGATTAAAGTTAATAGCATTAACTACTACGTTAATTACCACGCAAAAGAACATTACTAATTGAATAGTAGTCATTTTGCTAGGATTTTCTTTTAGGTATTTGATATAATTTTTCATGTTTTTAGTTTTTAAAATATTTCGTTATCATCAGATTCATAAACAGCATTCTCAGTCTTATCAAGCATATCTTTTATATCATCCTTGTAGTAATCTAAGAATAACTTAATATCATTCTTTAGGTAATTAACTGGAACCACTTGATTAGTAAAACTTACTACTCTTCCTTTATCAGTTACAGGAGTGATTAAGTCTATAAACAATCTCTCGCATTTACGTCCAGTTAATTCCTCAAATAAGTAAGAGTAAAAAGACAACTGTAAGCTAATTTTAGTGTACTTATTCGCCGGTAAATGACTCAACGGTTCATTCAACCATTTATCACTTCCACTGATTGTAAATAAACTATCGAAACCTTTTTCAAATGCCTTAAAATCTGATAGCTGAAATCTACTATCCTTGCGATTAGATACTATACTCATCTTATCCCAACTACCAGCTACCATATATTCCTTAGAATAAACTACACCTTGCTCGTAAGTTGAATTAAAATCTTTATACTTTTCTAATACCACAGGAAGTAACTCGCGCAAATCTTCATCAGTTTCTAATACAGTAGCCGTTTGAGCGTATCTTTCTAAAGCGTTATCTATACGAGTACCGCTATCAGTTTGCGCTTGCCACATAGCCAAAACATCTTCTTTTGACTTGTCTTTATACATACCAGCTATTTTATTAGCATCAAACTTCTTTACAAGCTTGCCGTATAGTGCCGAAAATGAGATGTATTGATTACCTTTACTATCAAAGTATTTATGCTGTATAGGCTCTAAATACACCTCATTAGGAAATAGATTATGAATCATATTTATTTTTTAACTTTAACTGGTTCCGCTATTTTCAACTCTAAAACTTGTTCTTGAGAAATGCTATCAATTTCTAAAGAGTCTTTAGATTCGTTTGCTACATTTAAGAACTCAATTTCTTCTTTCTCCGCTTCATCAAATACAATCTCACTAGAATCAGTAGTAGTTTCTAAATCAACAATCTCAGTATCTTCTTCCTTAACTAAATCATCCATGTGAACTGAGTTTACTATAAAGCCCATCTTGCCTAATTCAGAATGTAACCACTCTGACCTTTCTTCAGCACTCATGTTCTCCATAGCTTCTCTATCTAAAGATTTACCTTTACCGTGCTTAACAAAACTCTCCATCAACTCTTCGTCAGAGATTACTTTAGTTTTATTCACATAGTGACCAATCTCTTCTAAGATTACTTTGATAATGTTAATCACTGTTTTAAAGTGTTCGTAACCATCTTCTTCATCTACTTTAGGGGTACAGATAGTATGGAACTTCTCATCGAATACTCGAGAACTTGCCTTAATCTTAAACCATGGCGTATCACCTAACTGAAATTCAATAGCTAATATCTCACAATTAGATAGCAAACTTGCTCTCACATTCTTGTTAGTAGTATCTTGTAGTAATCCACAAATCTCTAACACTGCAAATCTCAAGTCACCAATACCTGCTTCTAAAGCTACATGGATAGGATGCTTAACGGTATCTTTGAAACCATTGATAGCGATTTTGTTTTCTTTTACGGATTCTACTGTGCCTTCTAACACTAATCCTTTTAATCCTCCGACACTAATGCCGATTTTTTTGATCAATTTTTCTTTGCTCATATTTATTTGGTTTTTAAATTTTCTTGTTCATACTGAGAAAGACATTCTTTTAAATATCCTTCCGTGTTTGGTTCAGTTACAGTAATTCTTTTTGTTCTAGTTGCTTCAAACCACAAGACTTCACTTTTCGCTGAACCAGTTACCTTATATAATTTAGGATTAGGCAATAAGTCTTTTGCGGATTGCCATTTAACATCTTCGAAGCACCTACGCTGACAATATTCATTATTACTATCCATGGCTTTTAATATATTCACTAGTTAAATAATCATTATACCCTCTAACATCCTTAAACACTTTCACTGTTACAGTAATCTTACTATCCCATCTCACATACTCTCTACCTTTATCTTCTAAAAATCCTTCACTCCTATCCACGTCCTGCGCCTGCATACCTACATCTATCACAAATAGATAAACTTGACCATTATCCTTAGCTAAAAACTCCATAGCATGAAGCTTCGCATTCTCTATCGGATCATTCTCTCCTCCACTATACAAATAATCACATCCCTGCATCATATATGTAGTAGTAAACTCTAAATAAACACTCTCTTTCATCTTACTAAATTATTGATAATTGTTTTAATAACCTAATCCTTACTCTTTAAATACCATTCATAAATATCCTCATTCATGCCCCAAACAGTCTCAAATGGAAATGTAGTTTGATTCCATAATATCCAATTTATCTCCTCATCATCCGCCGTAGGAAAGTAATACAACACTATCTCATGTGGCATCATATCCTCTATTAATGTTAACTTCTGCATATCTGTCTTTCATCTATTTCATTAAAATCATCGTCATTACTCCAACAGCCTTCATGTTCACCAAAAGTACTCCAGTAATTGCCTAAAACACCATTACTCACATAATATTTAGCTACTTCCCAAACGCCTCCAATCCTAACCCAATAATATCCTTCTTTTCTATCCGCCACTTCGGCAGTAACTTTATTATCTTCCATACACTCTTATACTTAATTACCTTAACAAAGGTTACATTTATTTTAAATTAATTTATCTTTTAATATTTGTAAAACGTTTTTGTGGTAGTTTAAACTATCATAGACATAAGCATCTACTCTATGACTTAAACTATCCAAAGCCTCAATAGTATTAGTTACGTCAATTATTGAATGTTCAATACATTCCTGAGTTGTTAAATCTCCCCACCAATGTTTTTGCATCAATGCCTCAGCATATTCATATTCTGTCTTTTTCATATCTTCTTAACTTTATATATTACATCACTCACTATACTCATCTCCCTCACTACATCCTTCTTATATCTACTAGTTACCACAATAACTCTCCCACTAGCCGCTCCCCTAAAACATCCCTTCCACTTATCCCCAGCATTAATCTCATCAGTCCACAACCCCGTAGTTAAACTCCAATATCGCATACTATTTTTTATACCTTATACGTCAACCGAAACCATAAGGTTACATCTTTGATAAAAAATTCTACAAAAAATTTTATAAAATTTTATTTTGTTTATAATACTATATACCCTCCATCATCAATCCCAAATTAATCGGACGGTACTGGGGTATAACGAAAGTACAGAAAGACAATTTAACAGAATGAATTTATAAATACATGATTTTAGGATATTTTAAGATACTGCCAATATAAGGAAGTAACCAAGCACAACACGCTCCAGGAAATTAAAACAAGCCACATATAAAATAAATCAGGTTTAATATACTGCCTTATGGTTTAATTCATAGTACATTATAAGGTGATAAATGCCATTTAGCCACCGAGTGAAGACCAGTAAAACCAGGGAAAGGACGTTTTTAGCCATTACCACTTATCAGGTATATAAACCGCTTATGTAATAGATCCTTTTTTAACATATTTATAGTTAGTTTGGCATGCTATTTAAACGGTTACAAACGGATAATTTACCCTTTGCCACTTATACCGGATTAATACCACTCATGTAAATTAACAAATAGTCGTATAGTTTGGCACGTTTAAACGGTTACAAATGGATACTAGTAAAAACTGTTTCAAGTTTGAAACAAAATGATATAATTAATAATTAATTAATGATAATCAGGTATTTACATTAAAACGGTTAAAAATAAGGCTTAACATGATTATGTAACAAGTTACCATTTAAACCTGGATTAAACCGATTAAATGATCCTTTTACCGCTTGTGTAATAATTGGCTGTTAATGGTAGTTTGGCACGGTATTATTTGACTTAAATATTCGTACGAACGGTAATATAGCTTGATAGAAAACATTATGATTAGCTTTAGTATATATATCTTTGAATAAGGAAACAAACTAACCATTTAAAATATAACATTATGAAACGTATTGAAATTGCAGAGATGCCGAAAAAAGTATTAATAGGAATAGTAGATAATGAAAACATTTATTTAAGCGCTCCTAGTTGGGATTGTGGATGGTACTGGGGATTCGGTTATTTAGGTAATAGAAATTGTCATTACCACGTTGATGGGTTGCAAGCTAAAGAGAATGTTAATATGTATGATGCGTTTAAAAAACATTTTGGTGATAGTTTAACTATTGATGATAGCAAATTATGGACTATTTGTGAGTTATTTAAAACATTCTACATATTAAAAGACACCGCCGAAGTACTTAGAAGAGGCGGAGCGCATTACACTACTAATCCATGTGCAAGCCTTATAATTAATAAAAAAGAAGTTAAGCGTATAAATGAGGTTTTAATGCCTGAAATATTCAGCGAAATATATAAAATATTGCTTAAAAAAGAGGACTAAAATGCGTTTTGTCCACCGAGCGAATACCAATGAAATCAGGCTTTTAACATTTTTAACCCCTTTAAAAAATAGAACCCATGAAAAACCCACACATAACTCTAAAATTAAGAGACTTAATGAATAGAGAAAGAAGCGCTAAAATAGACGTAATAGGCTGTATTATAGATAATTACAGACAAACAAGCCCACAAATAGACTTAAACCAGGCTTTTAACGACCTTTACGACCTGGAAATGTATCAACTAAACGACATTTTAAGCGACTTAATAAGCAATTTATACGCTGAAATAAACCACCAATTAGAACGAATAAACCAACGTAAGTAATTAAACCACAGATAGTTATTAGATATGTTCCACGTGGAACTATAGGAAAAATATAATCCTATTAAATAATAAACGGTTACAAACGGTTACATTTGGTTAAGATTGGTTTAGGTAGTTATTAAGTAGTTAAAGGAATTATAATGTATAATTTAAAATATAAAGGTTATGAGAAATAGAGAGATAACAACACAAAGCGGAGTAATTAGTATAAGACCAGTAACGGTTTATGTGGTAGAGAACGGAGACGGCACGAGGTGGTATGTAGCAGAGGGAGGAACATTGGTTAATTTAACTTATGATGGTATAGATGAAGATACTAATATAGAGTTAATAGAAGATATAGATTGCTTTAGTGTTAGTGAGTGTATAGAGAGTTTAGAACAATTAGAATTGTTATGTGAAGACTTATAATATAATTAGGGCGTTACGGCAGGCCGTCAGGCTTTACGCTTTTATCTTCTGCAAAGAGGCGGCAGAAGGATAAGCCGCTTCAATCCTTAACGCATAGAACCCGCCGAAATAGTAAACGGATTTTTAACCCTCATTAAAATATAATGCCATGAAAAACCCACAAATAACCACAAACTTAAACCGCATGATGGCGGATGAAAGAAAGGCTAAATTAGACGCAATAGGCTGTATATTAGATAATTACAAGCTAAATAACCCTAGTATTGACTTAAACGAAGCATTTAACACACTTTACGACATGGAAATGTACCAACTAAACGATGTTTTAAGTGACTTAATCAGTGAAACATTCGCACAAATCCAGTTACAACTAGAGAGAGTAAATAAACATAAGTAATTGATTTTTAATATGTTGGAGGTATAAGAATTATATAATTCTCGTTAATATAGGGTTAGGATATAGCCGACAACAAACGGTTACAAGAGTTTAATAGTATAATAATAAACGAAATTAAAATATAAAGACATGAAAAAGGCAGTAAACAAGCATGACAACTATTATAATAGGGAGTTAAAGCGCATTAATTTAGACAGTGAGTATTTACCAATAGTTAATTCACAAAGAGACCAACATTTGATGTCAATTAGACAAAATGGTGAAAGAATTGGTGATATAGAAATAGTAGATGGTAAAATAACAACAACTGGAATTATTGGAGATAATCAATATGATAATTTTGTTGAATTAATAAAAGGTTTACAAGGATTTAATATTAAGATTGATGAGTTCTATTGGTAAAATTACACATAACATGAGTTTAAGTAATGAATGTATAGAAGAAGTTATTATATGGCTTAAAGTATTAAAGAGAAAGAATAAAGATAAATAGGTACAGCCGCCGAACCGCAAAAACAATTTTTAAATATTAACTAATTAAAACCAGGAAACCATGAAAACATTTAAAGTAATAACAATACATAACGTATATATTGATAGTTATAACGAAGGAGAAGGAAAGCACGTTAATAGCTATGATATTGAAAGCATAGTAAAAGCCGAAACAATCCGCGAAGCAGTGGAACACCATTTTAACAATACTATATTTTTACCATTCAATTTTGAACAAGCGGATACAAACGAAGATAAAACCGTTTTGTGGTGGAGTAATTTAGTAGACGAGGACAACGGCCACGCGCAACAATACCAAATCGAAAAATGGAAGAAAGGAGAAAAGGAGCTATATAGTAATAATATAGAAATAATGATAAGTGAAATTGTACCATTAAAATTTGATTAATTAATAAAAGGAATTATAATGCAAAGTTGAATTATAAACTATTAAAAACTAGAAAACATGATAACTAAAGACAATTTAACCGAGGTAATGAATTTAATTACAGAGAAACAAGTTAATGAAGTAATGAATAGTAACACGGATTATTTAGGGCTATTTATTGACGGATACGGAAATGTATTTTTAGAGAGTATCAATTTATTTAAAGATGAAGAAAGAGAGGAGGAGATACTAAGTACTGGAGGAGTTATAATAGATAAAGATGATTTTTTACGCTTGTTTATGGAGTCAGGAAGTTTAAACCCCTTTATAATGGAATACTGTTAATAAACCTTTAAAAATTAGAAATTATGAAAAACGCAGAAACTATAATGGTAAACTTTATTAGCCAGCTTGATGAAGTTGCAAGAGTAGAAAAAAGAGATAACCCAAAGGACAAGCCAAGAGTGAGACAATGTATAAACGATACACTTGATATGTTAATAAGGCAACTCGATTTTCACTTAATGAGAGAAGATATAAGCAAATTTCAGAAGGAAGACTTCGAGAATAGATTAATTAACCACGCTTGCATATTACAACCTAAATAATTAAGGGAGCTATAATGTAACCTTTGTATAAATAAATTAGTATAAATATTTTAAACAGCCAGAGCCATGATAATTGATAACGAAATCCGCCAAACTCCATTTTATAAACAAATGGAAAACAAATTAAAAGAAGGTTATTTTATTGAAAAGTCAGTAAATACTAGCAACAACAATAAAAACAAAGTGGTATTATATACATTTAAAAGAATAAACGAGGACGGCACAAAGTCAATAAATTGTTATTTATCTTATGATGTTGCAAAGGCAGTATCTAAAGAATTTAACACTCAAATAATAGAGTCAGAAAAAGAAACTGTTTGGTTAAATGATAATCCAGAGCATTATAAACCACACCCAGGACACAAAATAACGCTTCATTAAACACTTAAAGCCATGAAATACGAGATAAAGCTATTAACGCCTCGCGGACCAGTGACAGAGATTTACACAGATACGCAAGAACTGAAAGAGTTTGAACAACAAATGATAAGCAAATACGGAGAGTTTATTCTGCTATCAAGTAACCCAATTTAAAAAAAAGGAACTATAATATTAACCCTATAAAATTTAACCCCCATGAACACTCAAGAAATTAAAGAAGGAACTAAATTCGCTCGTAAATGTGATATTACAGGAGAGGGAATGAACGAAGGATACTGTATACTAGACGGACAAATGTATATAAAAGGAGACTTCGCTATGTTAAAACACATAACAGAAAATACAGAATATAAAACAATAGAAGAAGCGTACGAAGATGAATACTACTACCATACAGAATGGGACGCTGAAGAAGACGCTCAATATATAATCAAAAACGGAACTTTAATCGAAATTTAACCCTTAATACATACAACTATGAAACACTTAACCAAATCAGACCTAGCTAATATCGAAGCATTCAAACAACTGTTAAAATGCGTAAGCAATGATATTACAGAAGTAAAACAAGGAACAGTTCCAGAAAGCGAGAAAGCTAACAAGATTATGCAACTATATAGACAACGTATTCAGTTAATTAGTCAAGCAAGTGAGAAATATAGCCATATTAATTGGTTAGATGAAGCAATAGGCCAAGAAACGAGTTTTAAGAGAAGTTTAAAAGACACCGCGCGGATCAAAGTAGAAATGAAATTTAACTTTAATTAATAACAGGAATTATAATGTTAAACCCATTAAAATTAGAAATTATGGAGCTATATAACATAAAACTAATGAGTAAAAACAATAAAAAGACTGGATTATATCTATATAGTTTAATTTTAAAAGAAGGTAATGAGTATTTTTACGGCGAGTCAGTAAAATCAGATAAGCCACTTAAAAAAGAAGATATAAAGCAGGAGCAAATTAAACCAACCAGAGCTATACATCCAGACTTTTACATACCAAACGGAATAAAGCCATGATACACACTAAACTACCATTCAATCCAGTTTTAGACAGTATGAGTTATCACAATGAAGTAATAACCATAGTATTCAAGAAACAAAATTATCAAAGGAGTTATAATGTAAATATGCTTTTAGCTTATAAACTATTCTACACCAAAACAGCCGCTGACTGCCTTAAAGTTTACAATGAAATCAAACAAAATTGCACAGTATTAACAGTTAAAACTATATAATTATGACACAATTTATAGTGTATATGTCAGATGAAATGTACACTCCAATCCAATACAAAGGTATTGTAGCCAAACAGCCTTTCTTTGAAGGTAAAGGCAACCACTCAGTATCTCAATTAGAAGAGATATGCGAAAAATTTGCGGAATATTGTCACCAGCAAGCAGTTATTAAACAAAATTGTATGCAGCATATTGTTGAATTAAAATTTGGATTTGAATTTAAACCAACACAGGAACTATAATCCAATTCTACCTATCTAATTTTAACTACATGAAGACTTTTTACTAAAAACAACATAACCTACTATAAACACATTAAACCTCGTTAAAATCAAATTAAATCAATATTAAGCCGCCGAGTGATATTTTACCATTAAGGGGTTAGTGGTTCAGGGTTTCTTAAAATACATAAGGCGGCTTTACTTAAATTTACTAATCAATTAAAATATATAATTATGGAAAATCACAAACTACAAAGAACAGCAGAAGGACTAAAATCAGATGTTAGTTCAATTATTGACGATTTAATACAATATATAGAAGAGTTAGAGCAAGACATTGATGCTAAAAACGGCAAAATTCAAGAGCTTGAAAATGAAATAGATGATTTACAATCTAAATTAAACGATAATGATTAAAGAACTCGACATAACAATAGACGGCGCCGAGCTAAACTGCTCAGTAAACTTTCAATACTTCAAAGAAGATAGCGAAGTAACTATTAGAATAGAATCTATTAACAGTGGCTCCATTGAAGTATCAGAACTAATCAGTGAGGCCCAAATAGAAGATATTAAATGGAAATGCCAGAAACATTACGAGAATACTAGTTTTGATTATTGGGAGCAACGATATGAAGAACGCAACTCAGGACTATCTCGCGAATCTTAAAAAGGAAGTATAATGCTAATCAACTAAAAATTAATAATATGAAACATTTATTTGTACCTTATGAGTTGGCGGTTAAACTTAAAGAAAAAAGATTTAATGAACATTGTATTGCGTGTTACGATAAATTAAATATGTTAGCTACATATACCACGTTATTTGAACCTAAGAATTATAACAATGATGCTTATTGTATTTCTGCCCCACTTTACCAGCAAGTAGCCGATTGGTTTAGAATAGAACATGGACTTCATATTTACCCTATAAGAGATGGAGGGTGGTGGTTGTTTAGAGGAGCTGATATATCTGACGAGGAAAATAATAGTCCAGAATATAACCCTAATGTATTGTCATCTGGAGGCGCAGAATTATCAGATTATTACAATCAGTATCAAAAAGCAATCGAAGAAGCTTTAAAGCTAATTTAATCACTTAAAAACAATACAATCTACTTCATTTAAACCTCTGAAACTCGCATTAAACCAGCGAGTTTTTCCTTTTCTGACTAACACGTTTGCTTTATCTAATCTAGCTAAACAAGTCCTTAATGTACTCGGCGGACAATCCATAGCCTTCTGTAACTTAGCCATAGTGTATTTGCAAGTATGGAACGGGTTATACATATCATACTCATCAAGGACCATGATAAGCTTTACTTCTAATGGAGCTATTATGCCAAATTGCCTGGCTATTATCTTTATAAACTCCTCGCGCTTATCTCCTTTTATTGGTATTATTTTATGTTTCATTTGCTTTATCAATAAGTATTTTTAATTTCATTCCATATTCATTTATGCCTTTTTTAATAGAAATATTATTCAATTTAATTAATTTATTTTGCTTAAACGGCTTATAATTAACTTGATGATGCCATCTATTAAACTTCCAAGTTACCTTTACTACATCTGGATGTTGTTTTTGCAAACTTTCAGCAAATTCTTTTCTATTATCTGTACCGCCATAAACCTCATCAGTATTACCGCCTTTCATTCTCATTGTCGTTACTTTTCCGATCAAAAAAGCATTGAATAAAATTGTGCAATATCCATCTTTTAAAGCTCTTAAACTTAAATCAGTATCTTCATTATACCTTCCCCTCCATCTATAAGGTAAATCATTTTTTATCAGTATGCAAGAGTAAATTCTTGTATTTAAGTAATATGGAGGAACCTTATCTGTGGTTTTACAAAATGAATAATAATTCGCTCCAGCTATTGCCACATTTTCATATCTATCTACAAAATCCTCCATACATCTAAAAAACACATAGCTTAATAATTTTGGTTTTTCGTTTCTGTTTAGTCTGTGAAATCCTTCAATATTATCATCTAAAATCCAATGCCTTTCGTTTCCATTACTAATCGAATGTTCCCAAACAAAATTCCTTACAGGTATTGAGCCTTGCCCCAAGTTTGAAAATGGCGTTACAAGTATGTTTTCGGTAATATGTTTGTATAATTCATATTCCTGTGGTTCTACTACCAATGTAAAATCAACGCCCATTAATTTAAGTTCTCGGGCAGTTAAGCAGTTGTTTGGCCGGCCTTTGCTTATTATGTAAATCGGATATTTATTTTTCATCAGTCCAAACTTTTTTAACTCCGCCCCAATGCGATTTAAAAGGAAACCAAGCGCTTTTAGTTTTATTGGTTAGCTTTTGCCCTATCAATGTTGCAAATTCTTGTAAATCTTCTTCATTATCAAATCTGAAAATGATTTGAGAGTATGCTTTCTTTTTGTCTTGCACGAATTCAGGCATATCTTTCCATTCCTGTTTCCAGTCAGGCTCTTGTTCTTCTATATCAAATAAATTTCCGGTTACTTCTTTCATTTTACAAATTTATTACACCATTTACTTAAATTAACTTCTACATCTTCTGAGGATATAATCTCTAAATACTCCTTCTGGAGAGCTACTGGATTAGTTTTATCCGGATATACTAATATAGGATTGATCATAAAGTCATTCTTCTTTAATCTTATTAAGTATCCTCTCTCTATTAATCTAATGAAACTGTTTCTTGCTATATCTCTGCTAGTAGAGTAGTGTACTTTATCTGTACCATATAGTTCTATCATCCGCGAAGTTGCTGCGTCATATTGCTTCAAAAGTATTATAGAATACTTAATTACACCTCCTTTAGATATAAATATCAGAAAGTTTAGTAAAGTATATTCATTAGGACTTAATATATAGCAAGCATTCGCCAGATGCCTTGAGCAAATCTCTCTTTTAAGTGAAGCTACCATTAGTTTTTTATCTGGAACTAACTTAATTAGCTTAGTGCTTTCTACTTTTTTAGTATTACCCGCCATTTTCTCTAGCTTTTAATAAAGCATCAGCTATTTTATAACAAGCCTTAGCGCATTCATTAAAATTATCTTTCGCAACGCTCCAAGGCATTTGATTAATAGCTTTTGCAGCAAAATAATCTCTTAAAGTCATGCCTCTACTAACATCCATATCGGTTTCAAGAGGAAAAGCTCTTGGATTAATTTTCTTGATTTCTTCTTTTTTATTTTTATCTTCCATTTTGTTTCAAGTTTGCAACAAAAAATTGCATTATTTTGTTATGTTAATTAGTATATTTTACAAATATAGTTTTTATGACTGTTTTTTGATACTTTTTATCGGTATGCTTCAGCTCTTTTTAGAGTTAAAATCAGTAAATCATTAGGATTTTAATTATGCTAGAGGTGTTTTTGGAGTTAAAATAGGCTTAATTGGTCCTTAT